GCGTATGCAGCGGGCGAACTTCGAGGGGCAGTGGGAGGAGAGCGCCGCGCTGGTGTGGCCGGAGTGTCGCAATACGTTCTCGTTTGGCCACAGTAATTCGCCGGGAGCCAAGAAGACCCAGTATCAGGTGGATAGCACTGGCACGATCGCGGCGTGGCGCTTCGCGGCGATCGCCGAGTACATGATGACCCCGTTCAACATGATGTGGGCGCGGGTCAGCACCGATAACGATGACCTGCTGAAAGAGCGCGACGCGAAGCTCTATTTCGAGGCGTGGACGAAACTTTTGTGGGCCGAACGGTACAAGGCAGAGGCCAACTTCCAGGGGCAGCAAAAGATCAACTGGCACTCGCTCGGTGTCTTCGGCAATCAGGGTATGCTGATTGATGAGCTGGACACCAAGCCCGGCGGGGGCCTCTCGCCGGGGCTTCGGTATATGTCCTGTTCGCCGGGTGAGATTTATCCCCTTGTCAACCACCAGGGTCGGGTCGATGGATACGTCCGGCACTTCCGCTGGGTGGCTCGTCAGGCGTTCGGGCGCTGGGGGGACAAGATTTCTTCTGTGTTGAAGGCAGCCCTAGAGAAAGCGGACGCCCAGACCAAGTTTGACTTCCTTGAGTTCGTTCTGCCGAACACCGAATATGACCCGCACCAGATGTTCTCGAAGCGGAAAGGCAAGGTGTACTCAAGTATTTATATGGCTGTCATCGGGAATACGATCTTAGAGGACGGCGGATACACGGGGTTTCCTATGGCCCACGGTCGCTATTCGGTAGCCCCCGAGGAATGGCTGGGCCGTGGCCCATGTCAGCAGGTTCTCCCAGAGTTGAAGACCAAGAACTCGCAGAAAGAAGCGTTCTTGAAAACCGCCGTGTTAGGAGGTGATCCTATTCGACTGCTGCCGGAGGACGGGCTGTTCGACTTCAAAGCCACCGCCGGGAACTACGTGTACGGCGGGGTCAACTCTGATGGGGTGCCGCTGGTCCACAACCTTCAGCCGGGCGACCAGAAGTACACCAAAGAGGCGATGGAGGAAAGCGACAAGATCATCAACGCTGCGTTCTTAGTCGATATGTACTTTGATGTTTTTGGGAAAGACGGCGCCCCGCAGAAGAACGCTATGCAGGTTATCGACATAGCGAACCGGAAAGGCATCTTTTTGACACCTCTCGCGTCGCAGTTCGAGTATATTGGGGCGATGATTAACCGCGAAATGCAGGTGCTTCACGCTCTAGGCAAGTCTCCTCCAGTGCCAGGTGTCGTTCGTGAGGCGACGGGCGGCGACTTCAAGTTCGTATTCACTTCGCCGCTTGGCCGTTCAGTCAACGCTCAAGGCATCGCCGGCTATATGCGCACACGGCAGATGGCCAACGAGACTGTCCAGGCCGGCGGCGATCCTTCCCTCATGGATATCTTCGATGACGAAACAGCGTTCCCGGAAATTGCAGAAGAGCAGTTCGCCCCAACGCGGTGGATGTCCTCGCCTGCGAAGCTCGCTGCCAAAAAGAAGGCGCGCGCCGCTCAGGTCGCCGAGGAGAACCGGGTCAAGTCGCTGCCTGGTGAGGCCGCAATGGCAAAGGCTCGGGCGATCAGTGACAAGGCGCAGGCTGGTGTCGGTACGCCGGGTGTGCTCAGTGGAACTCCCGAAGGAGGAATGCCGATGCTACCAGGGCAAAGCAGTCCCGGCGGCCGTGCCTTTGGACAGCCGGGGCAACAGTGAAGTTCGCCGTGCACCGCCTTTACAACGCGGGCTCGACGGAAGGGTTCGTTATGACGCAGGAGAACCTTGGGTTCCGAATGGAAATAAAGTGTGCGGGGGTTCGGGTTCAGCTCGGGGATAGTGTCGTGTTCATCACCCGCGATGAGGCGTGCGCAGTCGCAAGCATGTTACAGGACGCAGCGAGGGACGGATGACGCCTAAGCCAGATTTCGTTAAAGTTATTCATGCCTGCTGTGGCTCCGAAGTTATCCGCAACGCTTGTGATGAGATGTATGCGCAGGGGGCAGTTGTGTGTGAGGCGGAGTTCATACCGTCTAAGGGTGTGCCGGCGTACGAAGTCCGTGGGTGGAAGAAGTACCCTTATGGTTGACCTGACGAAGCTCCGCGGCTGGTTTGGCCGTGACGCCAATATGGAGGAGCAGCGTACCGCTTACCGTGTCGCGTTCAATTCGACGCGCTCACAAATGTACCTCCTCCCCGACCTGGCGGAGATATGCGGCGTTGGGCGTCCTCTCCCGACAGAACCGGCCGCGCTCGCTCGCGCCGCCGGGCGCCAGGACGTGTGGCTGCACATTCAACGCTATCTGAATTTCACCGAAGCAGAGGTGTACACCATGCTTCAAGGACACCCGATCATCGTGAAGCAACAGGAGTAGACTGATGGCCGACGAGACAACGTGGTTCCAGGGGCTCGACGCGGACGTGCAGGCGCACATTGTCAACCGCGGGCTCGACAAGCTGGAACCGGCTGCTGCCGCTGCCCAGGCGGCAAAAGACCATTTCGCTGCGCAAAAGGTGATAGGCATCCCGGCTGAACAGGTTATCAAGCTGCCGAAGGATGCGACGGACCCGAGCTATCAGGCAATTTTCGACCGTGTAGTGGGAATGTCTACGCCTAAGACGCCCGAGGAGTACAATTTCGACGGGGTCCAAAACAAAGCCGGTGCCAAGATCGCCGACGCGGACGCCGCGTTTGTTCGTGATATCGCCGTCAAATACAAGCTTCCTCTGGCGGCTGCCCGTGGCTTGGCATCTGATTTGGTCCTTCGTGGAGAAGCTACCGGGACGGCGCAGGCCAGTGCGACCGAGCTGAACCGGGCAGCGAACAACGTAGCGCTCCGCACGTCATGGGGTGGCGAGTACGATGCGAAGGCATTTGCCGCGACAAAGGTCGCGGAAGCTATTGGGTTTACTCCCGAGGTTTTGGCAGCGATGGCGGCGTTGCCGGCTGAAGGGTACGTCAAAAACATGAGTGCTCTAGCGTCGCTCAGTTCGCAGCTCAACGAAGCGACGATCCTGCGTGGCGGCAATCCGGTGAGCGATCCGACCGCGGGCTATTCCCAGGAGCAGGCGCGCGCCCGGCTCAACGATCTCCGCAACGATCGGGAGTGGGGCCGGAAATATCTGGCGGGCGATGTGGCTATCAACGACGAGTTCCAGAAGTTGACGCGCCTCGCGATCGGGCAGTCCGCCCGATGATTGTTCTCCCCGGTGATCCGAAGACGACGATGTACGTTAAGCAGATCAGTCTCATTGCTGGGCTGGTTGCGCGGCCTACCGTGTACTTCATCACGTCGGACCACTGGCGGAAGGTTTATGCCGAGCTTGAGGCTCAGTATATGGACGCGCTGCTCGACCCGAAAGGCCCAATCCCGTGGCGGGTCAAGGACGAGTTCAAGATCGGCCCGCTTACCGTCATCAACTCCGGTATCGAGAGCCAGAAGACGGTGAACAAGATGAACGCCCAAACACCCGGGGCCATCGACTTCATCGAACGTCGAGACACCTTTAGGATCGCGTAATCGCTGTGTTGGATCAAATGATGGGTCAGAAACCCTATTGACATCCCGTATGCGGCCCTGTATATGATCCTGTACCGGGCAGCCGTGACCTCATAGAGGCTACTGCGCTCTCGCCCCTCTCCCGCATCCTCCGCGTTGCGGCGCCCGGCATCTTCTCACACCCCGTAAGGGCGAGAAGATGATCGGCCCCGTGAGGACACGCCAGCAATCCGCAACCTTTTTTTGGATTTCTGGCTATGGCCTTCAACTACGGTGCAAACCCCTACGAAATCGAACTTCCTACTATCCAGTTCGCTACCAAGCTCGACATGCTGTTGCAGCAGAAGATTTCCAAGCTGCGTGGCTATTGCGAGAGTGGCGAGCACACTGGCAAACAGGCGTCGATGGTTCAACAGATCGGCGTGCTGGAAGCAAAGCAGCCTGCCGGGCGCTTCTCCCCGCTTGTTCCTCAACTGCCCAATTACACCCGGCGCTGGGTGTTCCCGAATGATCGTTCGATCACGGTGCTTGTCGATCAGTTCGACGAGCTGCGCACTATCATCGACCCGAAGGCTGGCATCAGCGAGGCGACCAGCGCCGCCTACCAGCGGTATATGGATGACCTCATCATCAACGCCGCAAACGGTACGGCCACGACTGGCGTAGACCCGTCGAGCCAGCAGACCGAAAGCTTCTCCACTACGGTTTCCACCTCGGGTGGCTACCTCGTCGCGGACACTTTCGCCGCAAGCTCCAGCACGGGTATGACTTATCCGAAGCTCGTTGAAGCGTATCGCGTTATGCGGCACGCCCAGGTCGATCTCGACGCGGAAACCCCGTGTCTCCTGATGTCCTCGCAGCAGGAAGCCGATCTCAAGAAGCAGCAGGAGGTCATCAGCAAGGAATACAACGCCAACATGGTGGTCGAGAATGGCCGGGTTCAGCACCTCGCCGGGTTCGACATCGTTGTGTCCGAGCGCGTGAACACCAGCTCCTCGAACAGCCTGCGCAACTGCCTGGCCTTCGTGAGGTCTGGGCTCTACCTCGGCATCTGGCGCGACCTGATGGTGAAGATCGACAACCGTATCGAGTTGGAGAGCCAGCCCTGGCAGCTCTACTCGCGGCTGACGGC